CCTTTCTCGATTCTAGGCGTCGCTTGCCCTGCCACCATTGTCGCATGACCGCCAAGGTCCCAGGGGGAGGGGGGATAGGGGGGTAGGGGTTCTATCGCAGTACTACGGTAGTACACTGTACTAATAAAGTATAGCTATACGCCGTACTTATAGAGTACGCTAGAAGTATAGCTTAGGCTATAGAATATGCGTTCTTATTCACCATATCTTAGGTAGTAGAGACGCGTGAGCCGATTGGCAAAAAAAAAACCTTATTAGGCTAATAAGCCGCCCAAGAATGTGCTATAATAGAGTACAGTAAGATAGTAAGTTAAACTTTCTTCTTACTATTTACTAATATTGTACTAGGGTGCCAATTAACAATACTACGTATTGTTAATTACACCTTTACTATAGTAACTACTTATATAGTCTTACTATAGTATGCTATTGTAGTATTATGTAAAGCCAATAATAGTACAATACTCTATAAGTTAGAGTATATATTATAGGGCTCATTTAACATAATACACGTTATCGGACGTAAAATGACCCCCCCCACACCCCCACGGGGGCGCGCGCACGCGGGTACCTGCGCACGGGCGCGCTTTAGGTTATATCCCCCATCTAGTTAAAACGATTTACAAAGCTGGTTAATAATAACCGGCTTTTTCTATTTGAGTGAGTTTTATTCAACCCTCATTGTTCCAGCCTCCTTGCAATGGGGGTTGGATAGAACGAAAGAGAAGGCAGCTTCAAGGAGGTGAGATACGAATGGCAAGAACGGCATTTGTAGGTGGTGGAGGAGTACGGATGTACGAAACACCGGAAGCCTTAGAGGACAAGATAAACGAGTATTTTGATTATTGTTTTGTAACGGAGTGGAGTGAGAAGTACCAGCGAAACTTCAAGAGGGAGTTGCAAACGCCGACGTATGCGGGATTAGCGCGGTACTTAGGGTTTACGTCACGTCAATCGTTTATAAACTACGAGAACTCAGAGAATCCTTTGTTTGAAGAAGTGATAGCGAGGGCGCGGTTAAGGCTTGAGGAGTACTTAGAAACGAAGCTAGTAAACGTAAAAGGGAATCCTGCTGGCATAGTATTTGCGATGAAGAACAACGCAGGCTGGCGAGAAGAGAACAGGCTAGAGGTAACGGGTAGCGATAGTGATAAGCCGTTGGTATTTGGTTGGGCAGCACCGCCGAAGAAGGTAGCGCAAGCACCGGAAACAACGGGGGCTATTGGTACGACGATAGACATTTCCGCTATAAAAGAGGGGGTAGGGGGTACGGGTACCCCGAAATAGGGAGGTTCCATAATGGGTGACATAGCTGGTAGCGAAAATATTATACAGATACCATATACGCCGCGCCCGTTTTGGGAGAGGGTATTACACCCTGCATTAGACCAGTACCGTTGGGCGGTAATAGTCGCTCACAGACGTTTTGGTAAGACGATTGGTACTGTAAACCATATAATCAAGAAAGCGTTGATGAATAACAAGCTGTTAGCACCGAAGTACGCATATGTAGCACCGTTCCGTAACCAAGCGAAGAACATTGCATGGGAGTGGTTGAAGTACTACACGGCGGTAATACCGGACAGACGCGTAAACGAGAGTGAGCTTTACATAGAGCTGCCTAGTTACCATCCGCCGGCAGCTGGAGCGAGAATATACATTATTGGTGCTGACCATCCGGATTCTTTGCGTGGTACGTATTGGGACGGGTGCATACTAGACGAATATGCGCAGATAAAGAAAGAGCTGTGGGGCGAAGTTATCAGGCCTGCATTAGCGGATAGACGTGGCTGGGCGGTGTTCATTGGAACGCCTAAAGGGCAGAACCAGTTCTACGATTTATTTTTAGAAGCGCAGAAGTCTGACAGGTGGTTTTCTTGCTTGTACACCGTAGACGAAACAGGGATAATACCGCCGGACGAGCTAGAAGATATGAAGCGACAGATGACGCCAGCAGAGATACGGCAGGAGTTGTATTGCGACTTTGCGGCGAACGCATCTAATCGGCTTATATCTTTGGAGCTTGTTAATGCGTCTATGGATAAGGAGCTAGACGAGAACGACTATAAGGACGCGCCTAAGATAATGGGCGTAGACGTAGCGCGTTTTGGTGACGATAGCTGTGTAATTTTCAAACGGCAGGGTTTAATGGCGTTTGAACCGCAGATATATAAAGACATAGACAACATGACCTTTGCGGCGATTATAGCGCAAGAGATAGATAAATGGGTACCGGACACGGTATTTATAGATTCCGGACGTGGTGAAGGCGTAATAGATAGATTGCGACAGATTGGCTACGAGCGAGAAGTCGTAGAAGTGCCGTTTGGCGGCAAGGCTATCAACGATACGCGATATGTTAATAAACGTGCAGAGATGTGGGACGAAATGCGTAAGTGGCTGGAACGTGGCGGTAAGCTGCCGTACATGCCTGAGCTGAGAAAAGAGCTAACGCTGCCGGAATACAGCTTTGACGGATTAAATAGAATCAAGCTTGAGAGCAAAGAGAAGATTAAGGACAAGACGGGACGTTCTCCGGATATTGCGGATGCGTTTGGTTTGACCTTTGCTTTTCCGGTATCTTTCGGGCGCAATAACCTGTTTAGAAGAGCACGTATGACGGGCAAGCTACGTAAATACGGAGCTATCTAATTTAAGAGGAGGAGATTCACATGACAACCTTTAACAGACCGGTAAGCACGGCAGTGACCACCAATCTGAGCGGTAGTGGCGTGTTAGCCAGTGAAGATGTAAAGAGTTTAAAGCGTAGAGGTCGCCATACCATTACCGTGAGCGGTGCAGGAGCTTTGATTGGTAACGAAGCAGAGATTAAAGGCGGTGGCGGCTTTGTACTGCCGAGTGAGCCGGTAACTATTCCTGTTATTACCGATGTCAGCGACGACTTGTGGTATAGTGGCAGTGTTACGCTTACCGAGTGGTTTTAAATTGGGAGGTAATAGCCTATGCCCGATTTAAACGCATTAATGAGCCAAGCGCAGACGGGTGGCTTGCAGGGCTTGAGTACAAGCCCACTTGCAAACCGTGACAGCTCGTGGATGTCAAGATATGGCACTACACCGCAACAGGTCGCTGCTATGAACAATATGAATTTGCCGAACCAACAGATGCAAGGGCAGCAGATGCAACAAGGCAATCCTCAAATGATGCAGCAGCCGGAGCAAATTGCTATTGCAATTAACCCGTTGGAAGTCTTGAGAGCCAAAAGCGAAGCGCAGAAAAAAGAATTATCGCTACAGACATTGACGAAAAAGCAGAAGGACAAAATCTTAAAGTCTTTCCAAAACGGCAGAGATATAGCGAATAAGCACTATACCAATACGATAGAGCCAATGGTGCTGCACCGTCGGGAAATACACGACGCAACCATTGAGCATTACAAGAAAAAGTTTGCGATTTTGTCTGAATCCAGTAATTGGGTATCCAAAGACGTTAAAACCAGTTGTGATTGGATTTTGCCGGGGCTTATGGAAGCATTTACCGGTAGTGATGACCCGATTAGTGTAAAAGGCGTAAACGTTGAAGATGACCAAACGGCAGAGAAGATTCAGCAGCTTGTACGCTATCAGCTAGAGAAAAAGAACGACTACCACCAATTCATGCTTTCCACGCTGAAACAGGCGTTAAGCGAGAATTATGCGGTCGCTAAAGTCTACTGGAAGCGCACCGAGAAGCGTAAACGCATGAAGATGTTGCTTGATTTAAACGATGAAGTAACGTCGGCAGCGATTATGCAGCTGATTGACAGCGAAAAGATTGAAATTGAGGAAGCCGAGGAAATTCCCGAAGCACCAGACCTCATTAAGCTGGAATACGACGAAGTAACGGTGACAGCGAACCACCCAGTAGTCGAATACATTCCGTCCTCCGAGCTGAGATTTACGCCGGACGCACCAGTCCTGCAAGATTGCAAGTTCGTTGCACATAGAAAAGTTGTCCGTGGCGACTACTTAAAGCGTAAAGAGCTTGAAGGCATTTACAAAGACGTTGATAAAGCTATCGAGGAATTTGGCACGGGCGATACGTCGCGTACTTATCTTGAGGAGGTAAATTCTCCGGACAGGCAAGACATTCAAAAGACCTTGCTGAGCGACAGCGATAATGCGTCTAAAGAGGTTGAACTGTACGAAGCCTACTTAATGGTGGACTACAACGACGACGGCGTGTATGAAAAGCTAATTGTTCACGCTGTTGGCAATCATTTGCTGAGAGTCGTGGAGAACGACTTTGAATTCCCGCCGTTCTTTATCTGTTCAGCGTTCTACGACAGCAATAACGTATTCAGCCGTGAAAGCTTTTCCGATAATTTGGAGCAGTTGCAGGACTTAAAGACCGCGCTCATGCGCCAGATTATCATTAACGTATCCAAAAACAACTCTCCGCGAGTATTTGTAGACGAACGCAAGGTAGATATGGACGCTTTAATGGCGAATGAAGAAATCATTCCCACACAAGGCGACCCAAGCCAGTGTATCGTCAATCCGCCGAGCTTGCCGTTGTCCTCTATTTCCATGGAGGTTATAAACTACGCGCAAAGCGAGATTGAATCGCAGAGTGGTTCTACACGTTATAATCAAGGCTTAGACAGCAGCAGTCTGAACGATACCGCAACAGGCATTACTGCTATTTTGGGCGCAAGCGAAAAGCGCAATAAGCTTATCGCACGTTCCATTGCGGAGCGTTTCGTAATTCCTATTTTTAGGTTTATCGTATTGCTTAACCAGTTGTACGCTGATGACGAGCAAATTATCCGCTTGACCAATGTTAATGTTCCTATCCGCAAGGAAGAACTCGATATTGACTATGACTTGATTATCAACGTTGGGCAGGGAGCAGGAACGCGTGAAGCGCAAATTCAGTATTTAATGCTGGTGCTGAATCAAATTTATCCACAGCTTGCACAGCAAGGCATCGCGAACGCAAAGAGTTGGTACAATTTGGTTTGTAAGCTACTTGAAACTTTAGGCTTACGTGATGTTACGGCTTATTTACTCGACCCAGAGAGCGAAGAAGCAAAACAAGCTTTGCAACAAGCACAGCAAGCGGCAGCACAGCAACAGGCGGAAGCACTCTACAATTCCTTGCAGCTATCTTTGGCAAAGAGCAGTGTACCGAGATTCAATATCAACCTCACCGACCTGCCGGAGGGAGCACAGAAACAGTACCTCGAAAAAACTTTGGGTATTACGACGACCGAGCGTGCAATCGCGGAACACGAGGAGCTTGTAAATGGAGATTAACGGCAACGAATTGTCTTTTGCGGAGCGTCAACGTAAAGCGTATCTCAAAGAGATTGTCCTAAACGGGCAGGAAGCTGCAATCGCTCAAAAATTTTGCGATAAGCTTGTGGAAAACGTTCAAGAAGATATGCTATATGAGTTCAGCCAATGATACGGCGACCACCG